GGACAACACTGTAAAAAACGTTTGAAAAAAGGGGCTGATGAGCTCGTCATTTTTTAGCGATACAACAAAAAAAGCTGTGACACATTTTTGCCACAGCTTTTTGGTGGGAGCTGGTGGATTCGAACCACCGAAGCATTAAGCAGCAGATTTACAGTCTGTCCCCATTGGCCACTCGGGAAAGCTCCCATATTCATTTGTGCCTCTGCCTTAACAGCGCTTGATTATTATAGCAGGATAAGATGGAAAAAGCAAGCCCTATTTCAAAAATATTTTTGTAAACGGCGGAACGGGAAACGGACAGCTGCGGTGGCAAGTGCCTTGCAATCCGACAAAAACAATGTTACACCGAAAGAAACAGCCTGAGATACAGGGAGATCACCGCCCAGAGTATTCAGCGCATGCAAATTCTGCGCCGTGGTATTTTTATGCCTGCTTTTGACCGCATATTGCAGCTGGCCCGCATGGAAGAGATGGACTGCGAGTTTGTGGAAGTGACCGCCCACGAAGGTGCCCGCCCCACCCATGTGGTGTGGCAGGGCCGGGTCTACCACCGCGGGGGCGCTGTGGTGCAGGACGGTGAGCGGTACGAGGATTTTGAAGCCGCTACCGGTTACGGCACCGGACCCGGCCTGTGCGGCTGGAACTGCCGCCACAACTTTTACCCGTTCTACCCCGACATCTCCGTGCGCAATTACACGGACGAACGCCTGGCCGAGCTGGATGCCCGCAATATTCCCTATGGCGGCGGGCTGTACACCCGGTACGAGATCACCCAGATGCAGCGGGCGCTGGAACGCAGGGTGCGCAAGTACAAGCGCCGTTACCTGGCCGAAACAGCCGCCGGGGTGGATGCCAGCCAGAGCGCCGCCAAGCTGAAAAACGCCCGGCAGCAGCTGAGTGCGTTCCTGGCAGAAACCGGGGAGAGGCTGGACGGCGCAAGGGCGGAGATGCCGGGCTTTGGGCAAAGGGAAGCAAAACAGGCGGATGCGGCGGCAAGTGCCTTGCAATCCGCCCAAAACAATGCTACACTGAAAGAAATCAGCCTGGGGTACAAGGAGATTACCATCCAGAGCATTCAGCACATTCAGCCATTTGCCTGTGAGACGCTGGACGCTGCGGGCAGCCGCGCCCTTGCCAATGCCCACAAAAAGCTGCTGTTGGAAGCCCGGAAAGTTCCGCTTGGAACAGAAAAGGCCCGCTGCTATGGGCTGGATATGCAGCCGCTGAGTAAGATCATCATCAGCGGGCAGCAAGGGCGGGTGCGCATCCCGGACCAGGACGTGCCCTACATAGCGGCGCACACCCACCCTAGCGGTTTGACATTCTCGCCGTCCGATATCCGCCGGTTTGCCCTACGAGAGAATATGCGGATGCTGACGGCAGTGGGCAATGACGGGACCGTGTATGCAATCGAGAAAACGGCACCGTTTGACCGGAGCGGTCTGCTTGCCCTGTTCCGCGATTCTGAGATCCGCCTGGCCGCAGCGAAAGACCCGAAAGAACTCCAGGAAATCATGCAGCAACTTTTGAAGGAGGCAAAACAGTATGGCGCGAACTTTTACGCCGGAAGAGATCGCTGAGATGAAAGCCTTCTTGCGGGCGCACCCTCCCGCCCCGGCTTACGATGAGGAGGATGAATTGTTCGACGGAAAACTTCCGCCGGAGGAATTCAAAGCCCGCTGCGTCCGGGATATTCTGAAAAACCTGGGCGAGCTGCCCACATCCAACAACTGAACACCCAAACCACGATGCACACGCACCGTGTTTTTTATGCCTGCCCTGTATGAGGGGCGGGCGGGCTGTTCGCAGGGCATTCAAACACCGGGCAAACCACTGGTATAATGAGAGTGATTCCACCGAGGATGACGAACGCACGGCATCCGCGTTCCGCATCGGCCATCGGGCTGGTACTGCGGTACTGCCGCCCTGTTCGACTCCTCAGCAGCTCACGGAGTACCAAAACAAAAACACCCGCCGGGGTACGGCGGGTGCTTTTATTTTGGTGGACCATTTCCCACCCCAATCGAACACATTTTTACTCATACATTCGTCAAAAAATTCATCTGCATCCCCGTTTTCTATGCTTGTGATCGGGATATCAGCCGGGGTCTTTTGGCCGAGGGGATTGAACCAAATCAGGAAGTGATCATCGTACAGATCTACCCGCACCAGGAACGTTTCAAACAGGCTTGCCAGGTACTTGCTGTCATTGATGTCACCATCCCGGTAGATGTGCAGCAGTGAAACAAAATTATCCCGTGTAATGGGTACCAATTCGGCGCGGGCGTTTTCAATCTGGGCGTTCAATCGCCCCTGTTCCTGTTCCAGCTCCACCATGCGGGCCTTGGTGGTTTCGGTGATGACCCCCATCTCAATGGCTTTGAGCAGGTTGGCTGCGGAGGTTTTGACCGCGGCCAGCTGGCCTTGCAGGTCCTGCAAGTGCAGGTCTTTTTCCTGGCGGGCATTGTAGGCCATGGTTGCATCGGCCATGTGCTGGATCATCTCGTCCGTCAGCATATACTGCTTGATGGCCTGTGCCACACTCTTCTCGATCTGCTCGCGGATCACGTTCTTTTTATCACAGGCGTGTTCCCGGCGGCGCTTTTGGCAGGTGTAATAGTAGTGCATTTCGCCGGAGCGGCTGGTGCCGGAAACGCCCGTCATGGGCCTGCCGCATTTGCCGCAGAACAGCTTGCCTGTCAACAGGTAATCCTCTGCCCCGGTATGATGCCGGGCGGATTGTGGGGTCTTTTTCACTTTCAGCACCTCCTGCACACGATAAAACAGGCCGTCCGAAACAATACGCGGAACGCCGCCTTCCACCCGGACGTCATCGTAAATATAAATGCCGCGGTAGCGCTCATTGCGGCAGATCGTATAAAAGCTGCTTTTGGTCCACGGGCCGCCGCGCTTGGTTTTGATGCCGCGCCGGTTCAGATCCGCCGCAATATCCACAAAAGGCTCCCGGCAGGCCACCCGCGTGTAAATTTCCTGAACCACGGCAGCCTGCGCCTTATCCAGCACAATGCGGCCGTTCTCCCCTGCCTTGTACCCCAATGGCAGCGCGCCGTTGCTCAGGCACTTGCTGGCATTATCCATCATGCCGCGGGTGATGTCCTCTGCCATATTCTCGCTGTAGAACTGGTTGACGTTCATCATATTGCGCAACGCAAAGCGGCCGGCAGCGGTATCGTCAAAATCTTCCTCCGCGTAAAAGGTCCTTACGCCCCAGTCTTTCAGGCGGGCTTCGTTGGTCATGGCCTGCAGCATATTGCGGCCCATACGGTTGGACTTCCACGCCAGCACGCAGTCAAAATAACCTTTTTCCGCATCCCGCAGCAGGCGCTGAAAGCTGGGGCGGCGGTCGGATTTGCCGCTGATGGCTTTATCCTCGTAAGTTTCCACCACATCCAGCCCCAGCCGCACGGCCAGTTTCCGGCAGGCTTTGACCTGCTGTTCAATGGATGCTTCCCGCTGGTTATGGGACGAATACCGGGCGTAAATCGCCGCCCGGCCATGGCGGGTATTGGGTTGTTTCTTTTTCACAATATCACCTGTTCAGCTTGCAAAGCCTGCCCGGTGGTGCTACAATTACAGATACTTGGTCTGGTAATTGCCCTTTGGGCAAGCCGGTCTATCCAAACGCCCTGCGGTTGCCGCCGCAGGGCGTTTTTTATTTTAGTTCATTGCCTCAAATATCGAAAACCAATTTTCTGGTAGCCCTAAATACTGAGGTTTTGCAAAGGGATACTTTTTAAACGCGCGGTTCAATGCTCGGAGCATTGGATATTTATCAGAATCCGGCAACAATGCAAAAATAGCATACAAGTAGGCAGCCGGTTTATCGTTATCAATAACAGATTTCAACTGTTTGGGCAAATTTACAGATGGCCGCATCTTAATGCGGTTATAAAGTCGCGCTCCATGCGCAGAAATATTTCTTGCAACGCTTGCACATTGGGTAAAGTTTTCCACATACTCACGGCTTAATCCATAATAGGTTTTAGCAATAGCATTTCTGTCTTCTGCCAGCATATTCTTGTACATTTTGGAAAGAGACCCAAACGTTGTTTCTTCTATCGCAACCCAAACTGGATAAATGGCTTGCCTGTTTTCCTTGTGATGAATAACAAATACATCTGATGAACGCTGAATGTTCCCAAAAAGTTCTGATAGAAATTTCCCATGGTTAAGTTCATTATCAAAATTCTGATTATTCAGATACCCAAGCGGTCCATACTTTTGAGCATGATAATATGCAATATAAGCTCTGAGTGATGTTTCAACTTTTGAGCTGTATTCAAAAATGATGTTTCTGAGCAGCGCATCAAAATCATAAAGAGCCATAATATCTTCAATACTGACATCAGGGTAGAATCTATCATCTTTTCTCAGCGTAAGCGAATAAGCGCTTAGCCTGTAATAGTTCATTTTTCTTAAAATTGCTTCTGCCACAGTATCATTGCTAATAATAAGGCCACGAGATTTTAATAATTCTATCTGCTCTTTATAAGTCTTGAACGGTTTTACATTTTCCGGGGTAGGCATAAAAACCTCCGTATAAAACAAAACACCCGCCATGTTACGCATAGGTACAAATAGTACCCATAGGCTCGGCGGGTTTCATTGATAATATTATATGCGAAATACCGCCATTTTGTCAACGTCATATGTAGTTTTTTTCAGCGCGTCAAGTACAACATCTTGTTTTCTGCTCTTCACAGCTTCCTGCACAGCCCCACGGCCAGGCCTTCAATGCGCACGTCGTTCATGGCTTCAGCCATGCGGATTATGGAGGGAAAGGCGGGGTTTTCGGCGCGGAGTTCTATATGGTCGGCAAACAGAAAAACCCGTTTCAGGGTAGCTTCGCCGTCGATCAGGACGGCAGCAACCTTTTGGGTTTGCAATCCTGCCCGCAAGGTGGTACAATACGATTGTCGGGTCGATTGTATCCACTTTTGTGGGCAAGCTGATCTATGGAAACGCTCTCGGTGCGCCAACACCGGGGGCGTTTTTTTATTTTGTTCTGGTCAAAATGTAGCCTGCGGAGCTTTACTATTTTAGTAGCATCTCTTACAAGGTGTATACCCAGCGGCTTCTGCCTGCTCTACCGTTACGGCGGTGGCATCGTCCATTCCGCTGCAATCGGGGGTACGGTGGTACTTTTTGCCGTTGCCGCTGCTTGCAATATAAACCATACCTGGCTGATAATCTGATGTGCCGGTTGCTGTGGTGCCGTTACTTGTCTGGCTGGTGTTACCTGTTTCTGGCACCGCTGTAGGGTCAGGTGTGGGGGCTTCCGTGGGTGCAGAGGTCGGGGCTTCTGTTGGGGTTACTGTGGGGGCCGGG